CTTCATCTTCGCCTCCGGGACGAGGTCGGTCAGGGACGCCGCCTTCGCCGCGGACGCCTGGGAGGCGTCGGCGTAGGTGATGCGGGCCGAGCCGATGCCGGTCTGGGATTCGACGCCTTCGACCGCAACACCGCCGGTGAGCGGGTCAACCCCGAGGGCGGCCCACGCGGCGGCCTGGATGCACGTCACATCATTGAGGACCTTCCCCACGGCGGGGTCGGTCGCGAGCCCGGTGAGCGGGTCCACGGCGTAGTAGGCGCCCTTCGTGGCGGCGAGCACCAGTGTGGTGGCGGAGCGCAGCAGGGGCACCGCGTTCGCCGGGGCGGCGGTGCCGGTCCAGGCGGCGAGGTCCGCCGGGGCGGCGAGGGCGTCGGGGACGACGAAGTTGCCGAACAAGCCAGCCATGCGGTGCTCCTAAGGTATGGGGGTTGCGCGCACCCCCATCCGGGACGGGGGTGCGCGCTGGGTGTTACTCGGCCGGGGACTCTTCCGGGACGACCTCACCGGCGCCGAAGCGTTCGATCAGGTCAGCCTTCGTCAGCGCCTCAGCATCATCCGGGGACAGGCCCTGGACCACGGCCCAGCCGACCCATTCGGCCTTGACCGCGTTCAGCGCGGGACGGGACTCCGGCAGGGATGGGACGCCCTCGGGCCGGTCACCCTCCACGTACGGGGTGCCGTCCGGGTGGACGCGGCGCAGGTGGCCCTTGGCGAGCTTCTCCGCAATCGTCTCGTGCAGGGGCAGGGACAACTCGAAGATGCCCCCGCCCTCACCGAGGATATGAACCGTGTCGCCCATCAGCGGCGGTTCACCTTGAACGCGGTGACTGTGCCGGTGAACGTGGCCTGCAGGTCCACGCTGATCGAGCCGTCAGCCTGCAGGTAGCGGGCGGACTCGGACGGGGAGATGAACACGGTCGCGCCCGCGCCCACGGACACGGTCAGGTCGCCCTGCCCGGAGGCGGGGGCCAGCGGGAACGTGCCGGCGCGGAGGATCGCGTTCAAAGCCCCGCCGGTAGTGTTCTTCACCCGGATGACGAGGACTTCGGGGCGGACGCCGGTGATGGTGTGCCCGTTCGTCGGGTCGGCGGTCGTGCCTGCCGGGTCCGCGACGGAGGTCGCGGCGGTCAGGTCGGTTACAGGTACAGCGGTGCGTGCCATGATTCAGGCTCCTTAGGAGATGGTGACGAGGGCGGAGGCGAGGAAGTCGGGGCGGACCAGCTTGCCGCCGTACAGGACCAGGCCCTTGACGGCGTCGGAGAAGCTGTTCTGCGGCCGGTACGCCTCAACCTTGTTGATCTGTTCCGCGAACGTGTACGCGGCGTTGGTGCCGGCGATGGTCACGTACTCGGAGCCCGTGGTGTTCGGGGCGTTGTTCGTGAGGCGGATGTCGAACCCGGCGGCCCGGCCGACCATACCGTTGCGGAGCGCCTCGGACGTGCCGGATTCGTTGACCTTCACGAAGCGGGAGTCACGGAGCAGGGCGCCGTGCGCTTCGGGGCGGACGTTGATCCAGCGGCCCTCGGTGGGGACGTTCGCGAGGTCCAGCTTGATCTTCAACGGGACAAGGACCTTGTCGTAGAAGTCGGACGGGGTGTTCGCGGCCACGGTGATGGAGCCGACCTGGTTGGCGGTCTGGATGCCTGTGTACATGGAGTTGGCGACGTACTGGTCGATGACGTCGGCGAAGCCGTAGGCGGCCTCATTCATCGACTGGGGGATGACGTTGCCCTTGGCCTGGCGGGCGTCGACGTCGTCCACGGCGAACGCGAAGAACTTGCTCTGGTCGACAACGAGGGTGCGCTGGGAGTCGTTGACCTGCTCCGGGTTGATGACCGTGCTGTTGGGCACGTAGGAGCTGATCGTGGGACGGCCGATGCTGGTGATGCGGACCGTGTCGCCGGCGGCGCTGATCTCGCCCTCGTAGTCACGGTTGACGCAGTCGCCGTACACGAGGGTCTTGCGGGTGGCGACGAGCAGGTTGGCGGACCAGATTTCTGGCCGGAAATTGAGGATCGACACGTTGGTGTCCTTTCAAGGAGGGGGAGTGGCTTAGCCCAGCAGGTTCCGCAGCAGGCCCTTTTCCTGGGCTGCGACGATCTGGTCGGGGGTCATGTTTTTGAGCTGCTGCTCGGTGATTTGGCCTTGCTCGCCGGTCCCGCCGGTCTGCTCGATGCCGCTCGCGCCAGTCGCCCGGACTGCCTTGAGTGATTGGTTTGCCGTGACCGCGGCCGTGATGGCTGCGGCGATGGCGTCCCCGTCGGCGGGGTCCAGCCCCTTGACGGAAGTGAGGAAGGAGTTGGAGTCCAGCAGTTTCGCGGGGTCCGCTCCGGCGCCGGAGGCTGCCTTGAAGATCGCGAGTTCGCGGGCGGTGTTGGCCCGGGCTTCGCGTTCGGCGGCGAGGTCGGCGGCGACCTTCGCCGGGTCGGGCTGTTCGCCGTCTTTGGTTAGGCCCAGCTTCTGGAGGAGTTCGTTGCGGGCTTCGTCGGCGGCCTGCTTTTTGGCGTTGATGCGTTCGTCGCCGTTCTGCCGGCGGAGCTTCTCAATCTCGGCACGGGCGGCGGCGGGGTCATCCCACACGGCGGGGGCGGGTGCCTGTTCGGTGGTCTGCGCGGCCTCGGCGGCGGCTGCCTCGGTGCCGGTCTGCTGGGCTTCCTGCCCTGCTTCGGTGGATGCTGCTTCGGTGCTCATGGTGTCCTCCCGGGACGGTGGTGAGAGTGGTTACTAGCAGGTGATTTGGGCGGGCGCGATGTGGCCGTGCATGGGGCATGTCCGTCCCGTGACGCTGCTCCACGGCTGGAGACAGACGCACTGGCCCGGCACTGATAACACATCGGTCCCGTATGTCCGCACGGCGGAAGGGGGGATGATCGCGCATCCGAGACTGATCTGAACCCATGTCTCCACCGCCCCGCCAGGAGGGGCCGGGATGAGGCCGCCATTTGACTGGTTTGACATTCGGCGCTCCTACTTATTTCCGAGGTTGGTTTGTTCGCGGCGGGTGCGGCGGAGCATGCCGGTCGCTTGGGTGTGGGCGCGGACCTGTGCCTGCGCGGCCCGGACCTGTCGGCCTGCGGCGGCACGTTGGGTGTCGGTGATCGCGGCGGCCTGGACCTGCCGGTGCTTGCGGACCTCACGTTCGAGGGCGCGGAGTTTCTGCGTGTCCCGGTAGCGCTGCTCATCCCGGGCCGTCCACTGGTTCGGGACCAGGGACGTGACGCCGGGCAGGTACGCGGTCAACGTGTGTTTGCAGTTCGGGTGAAACAGGCCCGCGGCGGTGGCGTCCTCGATGGTGCCGGCGACCTCGAAGGTCACGGGCTCGTTCGTGGCGGCGTCCGGTTCGGTCACCAGCCCTTGCCCCCGGTCGGCGAGCACCCGGCCCTCCCATGGGGCGCACAGCGGGCACGGACGGCCCGTGGTGGAGGGGGTGAAGTAGTGAATCCCGGCCAGGGTGAGGCGTTCCCGGTGGGAGGCGTTGTACGCCCGCTGGGTCGCGGTGCGGACGGCCATCTCCACATAGGTGGCGAGGTTCCACTCCCGCCCCTTGGCGTCGGTGAACCCGGTGACGCCCCGGGCGGTGAGTTCCCGCCACGCCTGCGCCTGCGCTTCCGCCGGGGTGGCGGCGTTCATGGTGCGGTGGATGACATCCAGTGCGGGGTTGATCTGCGCCAAAGCCCCGCCGGTGGTCGCGGCACGGTAGGCGTCGTCCCCGTAGCGGGTGATCCGCTGGGCGGCCGCTGCCAGCCGGGTGGCGAGGTCTTCGGCGATGAGCCGGGACGCGGTCACGTTGTGCGGCATGATGTCCGCCATCACCGAGCCGTGGAAGCCCTCCACCCTGCGTTCCAGCGCCCGCACTTCGCGGGCGGCGGAGGCGTTGCCGTTGCGGGCCGCCGTATCAGCCACCCGATCCGCCAGGGCATGAACCTTGGCGAAGACCTCGGCGGAGACGGAGCGGGACAGGCCGGTCAGCCTGCCCCGCAACGAGTGCACCAGCGCCGGGTTGGCGATCGCGGCCTTCACCAGCACCGCGGACCCGGTCACGAGCCGTTGTTCGGCGGCGGCGAACACCACCACCGTGGCGGCGGAGAGCTGATCAACC